CTCGCTGGGCTCATAACCCAGAGGTCCATGGTTCAAATCCATGCCCCGCTACCAACGCCTCCGGTTTCACATTGAAGAAACCGGAGGCTTTTTCTATATCCTCAAGGTTCCACAAAACGCGGCCAGTCATCTTCTGCGAAATCGCAGATGGATTAAATCCCATCGCCGCCGCCAAGTCCTTTTGCGATACGCCGCGCATCGCCATGGCAATACGCATATTTTGCGTCACAATCGACTGAAGGCCATTGCCCTTGCCCTCATTGGACTTTACCTGTGCTTGCGGGCTTAATGTTGCTGTTGTCATGCACATAATATTAAGCCTAGCTAACGCATATTGCAACTACCGCCATCCTTGATTTGACATCTAAATTAGCTGGGTGTATCTATATAGGCTATGTCTACTTTGAGATTAGATGGCCTAAATTCAGGTCAGGTAATAAAACGTTTGACGGGCTTCAAAGGTGAGTCCTTGAAGCAAGTTGCCGCCATCATCGGCATATCTTCGTCTGCTTTATCTCAGAAATGCGCCGGACGAATCAGCTTCAAATCTGACGAAATCGCCAATCTTGCAGAACACTTCGGCGTTCCATCAGACGTGCTTCTCGGCCGTGAGCCTTTGGAGGTGAAGTGATGGATTGGCATCTTGTTTTGTCGTCGTTGGCATTTGCCATTTCTGTTGCTTCGCTCTTGGTGTCGCGGCACGCTTGGACGATCGCAGAGGAAGCGAAGGGCAAGGCTCGTCACTCGTTGAGGGTGTCCGTCTATTCGGTCGAGGTTAACCGCAAGCGGCTTGGTATTCCCTATGACCATGATGTGGTTGAACAGTACGAGGCCAATGAGGGCATTTTTGCCAGCATGGGTGTCGGTTCCTATAAAGGCAGGCGATGCAAGGATTCGGACGGTATCGTGCAGTCCGACGACGCTGTACAGGTGTTCTCGGACGGCACGTATCGGATTGTTCCTAGGACAGATTCTTTCTCTGTTCTGAAGCCCGTTTTCTGTCGAGTTCATGGAACCTGCGATGACCCTTCCTGTCCCTATGCCATCTCCGCAGTCGTTCCAAGGGTCCGCACTTCCATGGTTCTACTCCCAAGATCGGGAACTGCCTATATCGACACCGGCGAAGACGAGTTGGAGAGGATACCCAATGCACTCCAAGCTCTAGTTTCGTCAGGTCGGGTTCAATGTCGCGACTCGGATCGCGGGGCGGTGTGATGGTGACCCAGAATCGCATTGTTTCGTTGGTCAACTCGACTATTCGACCGGTGTTGGTCATGATCCATTTGGTTTGTTCGCCCAGCACCGTTTCGCCTATCTGCCGGCAGTCCCACACCTCGGCATCGCAGTTTATGCCAATGGCTTTGACGTTGAATGCCCGTCCATCCCCGCAGTTGGCCAGCCATCCGATGAAAACCGGGGCAACGCCGGCGCGTTTGAACTCGGGAAACAGGAGCATGTCGCCTTGCACCTGCACGAAGGCGGGTTCGGCCTCGGAACGCCACCGCCATGCGCGCCGGTATGTGGCCAACGATACAAGGAACGCCAGCACGGCGATAACCACGCTCGCCGCTGGTGCGTTGGCTTTCAGTGCGTCGATGGCGTTCCTCAGTAGCTCGAACCATGTCAGGTCCACGTCCATTTATTCTTCCTTCCTTCGTCGTTTCCGACGGCTTGTTTGTGTTGCAGCTTCCAGCCTATCGCGGCGGGGGAAGGAGCCTAACCGTCCATCCATGAATCAAGGAGCAGTGAAATGAGCGTTTTCGATCCGGAATGCACCAGCAATTACTTTCAGGTGCTGGACATCGACCCGTCGGAATGCGCCGGCGGCAATCCCTACGGCTTCAAGTGCCGCATCAAGGTGGCCGGAAGTACGTTCGGGTTCGACGGTCTGGACATGGGCGACCTTCAGGCGATGAAGGGCGCGATCAACAAGGCGATGACGCACGCTAGGCGTGCTCGCCGTGAATGGGAAGGAGCCCAGGAATGAGCGTCACGGTCAAGCGGGTGGATGGCAAGCGGTGTTGCTTCTTCGAGCTGATCGTCGAGACGGCGGACGGCATGACGGTGCGCGTCCCGTTCAACGGCGTCGAGCTTGAGGACTTGGAAAAGCAGATAGCGCGATGCTTCGAGCAGTGAAGCGTTTCATCAAGATCGTTCTTCTGATTCTGCTCAGCCCCTTCGTGTTTTTCATGCTGGGGCTGGTGCTCGCGATCGTCCGTCTGGGTGATTTCCTCACGGACGACTAGCAAAACTTAACGGCATATGGGGCGTACGGCGTACCCCTGCCACCGCTGAGCCGGGTTAGCGACCGGTAACGCCAGGCGCGTGGCTATCGCGCCATTTGCGAGACGAAATTTAGCTCCCGACTCTCTCAGGCCGTCGATTAAGGCGGAATCGGGCGACCATAGACGGCTTCGGCCGTGGCCTGATTGAGGACCATTCCCGGCGGCTTCGGCCGCTCTTGTTATCGACGGCGCGGCTCCGACCGAAACGTTCTGCAAGACCTTTGGAATTTGTTGACGGCCCGGCCGGGGAATCTCGGCCGAGCGTTTCCATCAGCAGATTCTAGGTCTTGACCTCTCAAGCGCTCACCAACCAAAAGCTACAGAAAGGATTGAAATTGAGCAAGGCAACATTCCCCGACCAACTCAGGACGCAGATGAGGATGACACTCCCGATGATCGACAGGAACATCAGGTGCAGGGCGAACACCTCACGACAGTCGTTGATGAAGGCGTCCGGATTGAACGACAACCAGCTCCAGGCCGCTCTGAAAATGGCCTACGGAGAGAAGGGCGTGCCAGCTCCCGCCCACCGTTCTCCCACCGCCGGCAAGATGTACGATTCCGAGTCTCTGCTGTTGACGCTGGCCAAATGGTGCGGGATGTGGTCTTATGTCATCGATTAAGCCGTCATTGCACGAGGTGTTGCACTATCCGAAGGAATCGCGCAGGATGCTCATGCAGGGCTTCGCCGACGCTGTGGACCGCATCGCGGCGAGCAACGGGCGCGCCGGCGTCGAACTGTCCCTGGTCTGCCGGGCGCTCGGCGCGCCGAACGTGCCATCGCTGCTCAGCCTCAAAGATGAGGGGCTGCCGGCGTACCGTGTCGGCAGCCACTGGCGCATCGACTGCCGCAGTTTCCGTAAATGGGCAACCGCCTACACGCCTCGCCGGCCGCAGACGAAACCACAAACCGCATATGAAGCTGAGCAACTGTTTTGAAACCGCATATTCGTATCTCGCTCGACGTCGAGGACCACGACCGGCCGCAGCCCGGCGACGTGGAGATAGGACAGAACATCATCAGCCCGGACGGGCCGCGCATGGTCTGGTTCGATATCCCGAGGGCCGACTGGCCGATTGTCGCCGCGAAGCTCGAACAGATCGCGCTGCTGCTCAGGGACAAGGCCACGGCATGACCCGCATCCGCATGCTGACCACCACCGAGACCGCGACCAGACTGCACATCAGCAAACGCACGCTGATCCGGTGGCGGCAGTCCATCCCGATCATCGGACCGCCGCCAATCCGCATCGGCAACTCGATCATGTACGCCGAACAGGACGTGAACGGCTGGATACTCACCCAACGAGAGAAAGGCAAAGCATGAGAAGACAGACCGTAGATCCACGCATCAGGGCGAAGGTCATCGCCACATACGGCAACCGGTGCTGGCTCGGCATGCCCGGCTGCTCCATCACCGCGACCGAGGACGACCACATCATCCCGTTCAGCCATGGCGGCAAGGACACCGTGGCCAACCTGCGCCGAGCGTGCAAGCACTGCAACGCGATGCGCCAGGACCGTGTGCTGAGCGGATACGGCGCGACCCTGCACGCGGTCATCGGACCGCCACGCGCAGACTTCGGCATGGCCATGCAGCCCATGCTCAGACGTGACAGCATCGTCATCTGCTTCGACAGTCTGCTGCGCGACCTGTGCCCGACGCAATCCAAAGCGACCGACGGGCTGCGCCTCGCCGCCGCGATGGCGTGGGACGGCGCGGCCCGCACGCTGGCCAAGAGCTCGGAGCCGTTGGACGTGTGGCTGGTGCGCACGCTGCCACGCTCCCGCAGGCATCCGGACATGCTGGCCGAGTGGATAGCATTGGACTACGATGTGCACGTCATCGAGACACCGGCCGATTCCACGTTCGCTCTCGACCTCACGCCGCAGGAGTATCGGACGGCGCAGCAGTGGTACGCGCTGCATCTCACACAGCAGGCCGTGGACGCCCGGCTCGCCGCCAGACGACAACGCCTCGCCGCTCTCGGACTCCGCCGCGACTCTCCGGCCGCTCGGCCGAGATGGTGACCCGCTTTTTTAAACAGCCGACGCCCAAAAGACCCCGCGCCAAGTCTTTTCTCCCCCCAGAACCACGCAAAAAAGCATGAAAACGTTGGAAAACCAAGGAAAACACATCATGAACCAAGGAATATTGGAAGGATTCGAGGAATACGAACACCAGTATGGCACCGCCGGATTGCAGGAAGCCGCGACCATGAATCTCATCAAAAGCTTCGTGGACGGCAAGACGTTGACGCCCGAGGCTACCTACATCTGCAAGTCGATGCTCTCGATTGCCAGGAACATCGACATCCAGAACAGCAAGGGACGCGAGATCAGCCGCAACATGACATCACTGCTCACATGGTTCCAGGAACTCAAGGCGATGTATCCGGAACAGCCGCAGCTCGACCCGACGCTGACCGACTTCATCGCCGACGCGAAGGCCGGACTGTGACCATGCTCATGCGCGGCGGCACGAAACGCGACGAAACGCGGCCGACCGATGGCGAGATCGTGGCCAGGACGGCCGGGATGCTCGGCAAACCGCTGCTGCCATGGCAACGCTACGTGGCCGACGTGGCCGGCGAGATCGACCCGGCCACCGGAACGTACTATTACGACCGTGTGGTGCTTTCCACGCCGCGCCAGTGCGGCAAGAGCACGCTGATCGATACCGAGGACACGCGAAACGCGATGCTCGGCCCAGACCGGAAGATCTATTACCTCGCGCAGACCGGCAAGGACGCCGAGAAGCATTTCAAGGACTTCGTGCAGCAGCTCTCAAAATCGAAGCTCGCGCCGTTCGCCCTCAAGCCAAGGCTTTCCAACGGCGGGATGGAACAGAGGTTCCGAAACGGCAGCTTCATCTGCCCGTTGGCCGTGACCAAGGTGGCCGGGCACGGCACACAGATGGACAAGTTCACCATCGACGAGGCATTCAGCCTGGACGACGAGACCGGCAAGCTGATCCTCGACGGCATGGCACCGACCATGAACACGAGACTGCACTTCACCGGCGTCCAGCCCCAGATCTGGATAACCTCGACCGAAGGCACCGCAGATTCCACTTTCCTCAACGGCCTGCTCGACTCCTTCCGCGCCGGAAACGCGTCCACGCGAACATGCTGGTTCGATTTCGGCATCCCCGACGACGCCGACCCCGAGGACTTCCAGACGATCCTGAAATGGCATCCCGCCGCCGGCCTGCTCTGGGACATCCGCCAATTGCGCGACTTCCGCGAACAGTTCGCCGGCAACGAGGCCGGCTGGGCGCGAGCCTTCGGAAACCGGCGCGACACCGGCGTGGCCGAACGCGTCATCCCCGACCAGCTGTGGCAATCCACGTTGGCCACGCCCATCACGCCGGACCGGATCGACGGCCGACCCGTGGTGATAGCCGCCGCCGTGGACGTGGACGCCACGAACACGTCAGTCTCCGCCGCGATCGTCAACACGGACGGCACCGTGACCGTGCAATTGCTCGAAGTCCTGGACGGCACCGGCATGGCACCAGCCGAGATCACGAGAATCTGCGACACCTACCACGCTCCCCTGGTCATGGACTGCAAGGGACCAAACGCCGACCTGCACGACCGGCTCGCATCCATGACCGACGAAGCCGGCGATCCGCTTATCGACTTCATCGCCATGCAATCATCTGACTACCTCGCGGTCGGCCAGGCATTCGTCAGCGGCCTGCGGAACAAGCTGATTCGCCATGCCGCCGATCCCGAGCTCGACGCAAGCGCGGCCAGCTGCGCGAGGACGTGGAGCGGCGACGCATGGCGCGTCACACGGCGCGGCAGCACCGGTCTGACATCGCCGATCGAATCATGCATGTTGGCCGCTTGGGGGGCGCATCACCTGCCATCTGACGGCACGTTGCAAATCTTCTGACGTGTCACCGTTTGTCACCGTTTGTCACCGTTTGTCACCGTTTTTTTGGCAGTGACGGAACCACGGCCATATCCTCGGCGTCATGAATCTTTGGAAACGCATGAGGCTCGCAGGCCGCGTGCTCACGCGCGGCGCGGACGGCACGGACATGCCGGACGGCATCAAGCCGCCGAAACGGGGGCCGGCCACCGAACCGTTGCAGCTTTCAACCGTGTTCCGTGGCGTGCAGGTGCTCCAGACCGCCATCACCGGCCTGCCGATCGTGGAACAGCGCGGCGGCCGTGACCTGCCGGACGTGAGCCCCATGGTGTTGCAGCCGGACGTGAGCCATTCACGCCGTGATTTCATCGCCGACATCGTGGCCTCTCTCGTGCTCGACGGCAACGCCTTCACGCGCATCGTGCGCGACTGGAAAGGCGAAATCGTCACCTGCGAGGTGCTGCCGCCGCAATACGTGACCGTCACCGACGAAAGCGACGACCCGGCACGCCCCGACCTGCGGTTCTCCTATCTCGGCCATGCCTACACCGCCGATGACGTCGTGCACAGCAAATTCCTCAACGTGCCCGGCCGACTGCGCGGCCTCGGCCCCATCTCGGCGGCACGCGAGGAGATCGAGGCCGCGCAGCTCGCCCGCGACTACAAGGCGAAGTTCTTCACGGACGGCTCGAACCTCAAGGGCTATCTGCGCACCACCGAGAACGTCACGAAGGAAACCGCGCAGCAGGCGAAGGACGCATGGAAGAGCGACGGCACAGCCGGAGACATCAAGGTGCTCGGCAAAGCCCTGGAATATGTGCCACTCGACATGAAACCCGCCGACCTGCAATTTCTGGAGACGCAGAAGTTCGACACCACGCAGATCGCCCGTCTGCTCGGCATCCCGGCAAGCATCATGCTCGCCGCCGTCGATGGCTCGAACCTCACCTACAGCAACATCGAACAGTCGTGGATAGAGTTCGCCGACTACACGCTGGCCGCCTACACCGGCGAGATCGAAGAGATCTTCAACCGTCTGCTTCCGCGCGGCCGGACCGCCAAGTTCGATTGGGACAGCTCCCAGCGCGCGAACATGAGCGACCGCTACACGGCCTACAAGACAGCCATCGAGGCCGGTTTCCTCACCGTCGATGACGTGCGGCGCAAGGAAGGACTGACGGCGCTCGGAAAGGAAGAAGACCAATGAACATCGAGAAACGCACAATCGCATGGAAGGGCCTGACACTCCGCTCCGCCGACGACGAGGGCACAACCTCCGTCGAGGGCGTGGCCGTGCCGTTCGGCGACATCATCGACACATGGGACGGAGCCGAGACCTTCGACCGTGATTGCTCTTTCGAGGGGCTTGACGAGGCGAAACTGTGCTTCGAGCACGGCGAGACCATCGGCCGCATCACCAAAGCGGAAAGCACGGACGACGGACTGCACATCACCGCGCGGATCAGCGACACGGCACGCGGCCGCGACGCCATGACCCTGATCCGTGACGGCGTGCTCGACAGCTTCTCGGTCGGATTCATCCCGCTCGAATCGCAGAAGGACCGCGACGGCATCACCCACCGCCGCAAGGTCCGCCTGCTTGAGACCAGCATCGTGAGCTGGCCAGCCTACCAGAACGCGAAAATGACCAAATCAGCGGCACCAGCCGTCGAACACAGGAAGGAAACCATGGAGAACAACAACGAACTGATGGACCTGGTCAAGTCCATGCAGGAGGAACAGCGCGGCATCAAGGCCGAGATCAGCAAGATGGGCGCGAAACCGGCACCGGCTGCCATCGGCGCGGCGTACCGGAGCCACGGAGAATACATGCAGGCCCTCGCGCGAGGCGACGAACAGGCCATGACCGTGATGAAGGAATGCCGCGAACTGATCTCGACCAAGGACACCGGCAACACCGCCACCTGGATCGCCGATGATCTCAAACTGATCGAGGAACGCCGCAAGGTCTCCCAGCTCCTGACACATGACACGCTCCCGGCGACCGGCATGAGCATGGAATACCATGTCGTGACCTCCGACACCAGCACCGTCAACAAGCAGGCCGAGGAAGGCGCCGATCTTTCCTTCGGAAAAATCAGCTTCGGCACCAAGACCGCCAGCATCGACACCTACGGCGGCTACACCACCCTATCCCGCCAGACCATCGAACGCAGCACCACGCCGATGCTCAACACCGCGCTAACCGCATTGCAGAACGCCTACGCGAAGGCCACCGAGAAGGCAGTGCGCGACCATCTGTATGCGGAGATCAAGGCACAGCGCGACGCATCCAAGGACGCCAACAAGATCGACGCGCCGCAGCTCGCCAACATGACCATCGACGACTGGGTATCACTCATCATCGACGCGTCCGAACTGGCCGACGCCCGCAACGTGTCGCTGACACGCCTCGCGGTCTCCAAAGACGTGCTCAAGGCACTGGTGAAACTCAAGGACACCGGTGACCGGTTCTTCAACCTCAGCGGCGACGGATCGGACACCATCGGCAGCTTCGACCTGACCGGCGTGGCCGGCACGTTCATGCGCGTCCCTGTCGTGCTGCTGCCGAACGCCGACGCCGGACTGGCCAGCTTCATCGACCCCGCCGCAGTGACCGTGTGGGAGTCCGGCGGCCCCACGCAGCTGACCGACGGGAACGTGACCGTCCTGACCAACAGCTACAGCGTCTACGGATACATGGCCGTGGCCACGACCCATGCAGACGGCCTGATTCCGGTGAAGTTCGCCACGGCATGATGATCGAGGACAACACCCTGCTGCAACGCCTCCGCGACGAAGTGGGCGTCCCGGCCGGAGAGGAAGACCGGCTCACGGTCAAACTATCGGCGGCGCGCCGATACGTCGCGCACGCGGTCGGCACCGCCACCGTGGACGACGATCTGCTGGCCGATTGCATCGTCTCCTGCGCTGCCGACCTGTTCAACATGCGCGACGCCCGGCTCGGCGTGATGGACGTGGGCGACTCGACCGTGGAACCGTTCAGGATCTCCACCGACCCGCTCCGTTCCGTCTGGCCGAAACTCCGCGCCGCCGGCGTCCTGACCGGTGGAATGGTGATCGCATGAACATCCAGGAACAACGCGCCGCCCTCATGGCCACGCTCGCCGACATGCTCGACGGGCTCGTGAGCAGCATCAGCATCGACGCCCAACTGGTACGCCCCGCCGCCGGCAAGGTGGCCGTGTTCATAGAACCTCCGACCGTGGAATGGCCGTCATGGGGCCAGCCAGAACCGGTCTGGACGTTGGATGTCATCGCCGGCACGCCGGCCACGCAGCCATCCGCAGTCGATGACATCCTCACAGCGCTCGACAGACTCGCCGAACGTGGCCTGAACATCCAGAAGGCCACGCCCGCAACATGGAACCTCGCAGGAGCCGGCACGCTAGCGGCCTACCAGGTCACGTTGAACGCTCTGGAAACCGAATAAGACAAGGAAAGGAAAACAATCATGACCGAGAAGATCCGCACGCTCGGACCAGGCATCTTCAAGATCACCGACACCGAAAACGGCAGGGACTTCAGCGCCGACATGACCAAGGCGCAGCTGAACCCGTCGAACAGCAGCGACGACCCGACCACCTACCTCGACGGATCAGAGGAGACGAACACCACGACCACATGGACGTTCGAGGGCACCGTGGGCGACGACTTCAGCGAGGACGGTCTGGCCGTCTGGCTCTTCGACCACAAGGGCGAGACGCTGCCGGCCCAGTTCGTGCCGAACAAGAACGGCAAAATCCAGTGGACCTTCAACGTCACCATCGCGCCAATCGCCATCGGCGGCGACGTCAAATCGAAGAACACGAACGATCTGAGCTTCGCCGTCACGAACGTCGCCCACACGGCCTACTCGGGTACGTGATGGCCGGCAAGGCATTGATGGTCGTCGGCCAGAAACGCTTCATTCAGACGATGCGCAAGGCCGGCGCGGACATGGACGACCTGAAGGAAGTGAACCGCGAGGCAGCGCAGATCGCACTGCCCGCCGTCCGCAACCTCACCCCACGAGGCAAAACCGGCCGGCTGGCCGGAAGCCTGCGTGTCGGAGCTACGAAACGCGCCGGCGTCATCCGCGCCGGCAGCAAGGCCGTGCCCTACGCAGGACCAATCAACTACGGGTGGCCCGCCCGCCGCATAAAACCGCGCCTCTTCGTCAACAACGGCGTCGCCTCCACCGAGGGCCAATGGCAAAAGGTCTACAAGGACTTCATCGACAAGACCATGAATCAAGTGAAAGGAAAATAATGGCAACCACGAGAATCACCTACACGGACGGCACCAGCGAGACCGTGCCGATCACAATGCGCGCGACATGCAAGGCCGAGGCGCACGCCATCGACGCCGGCTGGGGAACCATCACCCAGTCCCCCGTCCGTTCCGGCGCGTACGCGGCCTACGCGGCCCTGCGCATGACCGGCCGCAGCATGCCTGATTTCGAGCATTGGCTGGACACCGTGGCTTCCTTCGACCTCGCGGCACCGAAGGAGGAGCAGGAAGAAGGAAACCCTACGGACTAGCCGCGTGGCCCCAAGACTCGCTCGGCCGTCTCTCGTTCCTCCTGGCAAGCCGTTTCGGCGGCACGCCATGGCAGTGGAGGAACGAAGCCGACGAATTGGATTGGGGCACCGGACTGGCCGAACTGCTCAAGGAAGCCGAATCACGGAAGGAGTGAGCCATGGCGCACAGCGCGATCATGCGCGTGCGCATCACCGGCAACGCCGATGATGCCGTCAAGGCGTTCGAGAAGACCACCACGAAGGCGGCCGCTTTCGGCAGCGCCATCGGCGGATTGGCCGTCAAGGGCGTGACCGCGCTGTGGGACACCGTCAAGGGCTTCGCCGGCGATGTGGTGAACATGTCGGACAGCACCGACAAGTTCATGAACACCATGAGCTTCGCCGGCATCGACACCAAAGCCGTGCAGGCAGCCGCGAAGGAAACACGCAAATACGCCGACGCCACCGTGTACGGGCTCGATGACATCCAGAACACCACCGCCCAGCTCGCGGCAAACGGCATCGGCAACTACATGGAACTGACCGAGGCGGCCGGAAACCTCAACGCGGTGGCCGGAGGCAACGCCGACAGTTTCAAAAGCGTGGCCATGGTGCTCACCCAGACCGCCGGCGCGGGCAAGCTCACCACCGAGAACTGGAACCAGCTTGCCGACGCCATTCCGGGCGCGTCCGGCAAACTCCAGGAGGCGCTGCTGAAGAACGGCGCGTACACGGGCAACTTCCGCGACGCCATGTCCAAGGGAGAGATCACCGCAGACGAGTTCAACAAGGCGCTCATGGACCTCGGCATGACCGACGTGGCGAAACAGGCCGCGACATCGACCAGCACCATCGAGGGAGCCATGGGAAACCTCGAAGCAGCCGTCACCGGCGGCCTGACCGACGCGTTCAACCTGTTCAAACCGGCCGTCACCGGCGGCATCAACGCGGCCGCCGACGCCGTGACCAGCCTGGCCACCAACGGCGTGCAGGGATTGCAGACGTTCTTCGGCCAGGTCAAGGACACCGGAGCGTTCACCGCATTGCAGACGGCCGCGCAGTCGGTCGGCGGCGGCCTGCAATCATTGTGGAACGGCATCATGGCGGTCGTGAACGCAATGACCGGAGGGCAGCCGGCGGGAACCGCGTTCGGCAACGTGCTCAACACCGTCGCCACGGCCGCGCAGACGGTCGGCGGCTGGCTGAAGACCGCCGGCGACTGGATCGGTCAGAATCTGGATCTTGT